TTCCGAGTCAGTGCCATTTTCGGTGGGAGCGGGTGGTTCTGTGATCAGTGTAAGTTTCCCAGTTTTAGGGTCAAACAAGTAACTGCCGCCCGCGCCGGGATTGGGAACTTCCTTACTGATTTTAGCCATGATGTCAGTTGCTAGTTAGGTCAGTCCTGCTAGTGCGATAACGCACTAAATAATCCTGACTGATGACACCCAACGGTACATCAGCTTCATAAAGGCTGAAGTCTGTCCGGTCAGGTGTCAAGTCAAGTGCATATCCGTTGCAGGTTTGATCAGCCATCAACTTTGCATGCACCTGCTGGGTGTAAGTGTCAGAGTCATCGTCCGGCACCGCTGCACGCACAAGCGTTGTTACCCTGACCCGCATCGTCCAATCCAACTTGTCATAAAAGTTGGTGTCAACAGGTTGATCGTTAACCGGTTCGATAATGACGGCTGGCACCTCGCCACGAGCCAAAGGCTCAACACGGGAACGGTAAATCGTTGCCGTCGTGATCGCGTCCAGATTGGTTTTCATCCGGGCGAGAATTTGCTCACGTACTGTGTCAGCCATTAGTTCACCATCACAGAACCGGTGTAGCTTTCACCCGCCCCAATATTGCTCGCAGTAGTTCGTACATAACGCAGAGGATGCGCTGCATAAAAATGCGCATCGGTACCGGATCCCGTATGAGAATGGGACTCAAGGTCAAACCAATTGGTTCCATCCAAGGAACCTTGATGTACGACAGTAATGTTGGAGCCGCTTATCACGTCTACAAAAGTGAAATTAGTGGCGTTGACTTCAACCGCAGGTGTGCTGCCGTCTGCCGTTAAAGCATCCCACTGATGGATGTTGTCCTTGTTGTCAGCGTTTAGTCCAATCATTAGACCTTGCTCAGCAACAATTCAGAAAAAACTCCGTCGTCAATTGCGCGATTTTCACGCACGGTGTACGACGAGCCACCAACAGTAATAGAAGTGCCGCGAGAGGCGGAACTCACATCAGAAGTTTTCGCTGTTAGCAAATACTCCCGACTAAGAGCCATACCTCCCGCGATCACATCCACAGGCGAATCCAAAATGCCGACAAATTCAGGATTCGAACCAATTCGACACGTAGTGCCAAATTCGTCCGTATTTAAAAAAGCCAGCGTTTCAGAAAGCGCCATCAGGATCAGTTGCCGTACTTCTTAGAAGCCAGGCCGGTCAGCGAGACGAAACCGGTGCCAGTGCCACCAGCAACGGTCACGCTTGCTTTGATGTAGCGCTTCATGTCGTTGCTGTTCACATACAGCTTCTCTTGAAGTGCAGTGTTGGCATCGGTGGTGGTGAAAGCGCCACCAGCCACATCGGTGTAGGTGCCACCAGAAGCGTCAGACTCGGTCAGCTTGACGGCATAGGTGATGCCGGAGCCACCAGCAGAAGCATCGAGAACAAAAGCAATGTCGCCTTCGTAATCAAGCAGATCGATGGCAGAGCCAACACCAGTAGAAGCAGCCAGAGCGTTAGGACGCACGGCCAGAACGGTGGTCTTAGACCCGAGGTTGTGAATCATTGGTCTTTCTCCGTTTGGGAGCGGGTTTAGTGGGTTGAGGCTCTACTTCGGCCTCGATCACAACTTCCTGAGGTAAAGGAGCGGGTATCGCCTTCCCAATGCCAATCAGCAAAAGCGCTGATTTCTGGTCCGTTTCGACGAAATCGCCTTCGTGAACCTGTTTCAAGTCAACAATGGTTGACTTCAGCATTTGGATGCGCATACCCGCTCCTCCTTATCAGGACAGTTTGCAGATGGACTCAGGATGACGGACGGCCACGTCGTAGTCCTGCATGGCAACAACGCGGACGGTGCCAGAAGCAGAACCGGTGTAGGGGTCAACCATCAGATCCAAGCCGCTCCAGAAGCCAATCATGATGTCGCTGAAATTAGCGAACACCGCAGTGTTGGCAGGCATGGAGTTGGACACATAAGCCGAGTAACCGTTGATGGTGTTGTCGGCTTCGTAAACAAACTGAGCAGTGTTAGAAGCCTTCTCAGTGGTCTTCAGAGTTCCGCGCAGAGCGGAATTCATCAGGTAGCCGAGGCTGCCGAACAGCGCATTGCTGGTGCTCAGAGCGGCTTCTGCGTTCACGTAGTCAGCGAACGTGGTGTAACCGGACTCGGTGTTGAGGCCGGTGACGTTCAGGAAGCCCAGAGGATAAGAACCGGTGCCGGTGCCGTTGATGGCTTGGTTCTCAACTTCAATAGCAATCTGCTGAGCCAGGTCACGACGGACAAGGTTCTCAACGTCAATGCTGGATTGAAGCAGCAGACGCCTCGAGTAATCAGTCAGTGCACCAATCGTGCGGGGCTGCATTGTCACCTGATCGACGGTCAACTGGGATTCGGTGATAGCACCGGACTCAGCGACGTGATAGGTGCTTGCGCCACCCGACTGACGGGGGATGGCAACCATGCCCTGAAGGCCGGTCATCACGTTGGCGCCAGCCTGAGTGAGAACCAGAGACTTACGGAGCAGGTCGATGAAGCTGTCGCTCATCAGTTCGGTAGCGACCAGATCACCACCGCCAGAAGCAGCGCCGACAGTCAAATCGCGACGGCCATAACCCAGCACATCAGCAGGGATCAGGATGCCACGAGCTTCCTTGCCGCTCTTTTCTTGAGCAGCACGGCTGACTTCAAATTCGAAACCAGCAGCACGCTGAGCTTCCTTGTCATTGGGATGAGCAAGGGCTTTGAGAGCGCGAACAAAACTAAAATCGCGACGCTCTTTGTCGGACATGCCGATTTCGGCGTCCTTGGTGTTGACGGGCTTCTCTTCAACACCCATCTTTTCCAGAAGGGCAGAGCGAAGCTCATCAAGGCTGCGGGAGTTAGCAATAAACTCCTGAGCCATTTCAGTGTTCTTGGTGCGTTGACCAAGAGCGACCATGTCGGCCACTTCCTTCGCCTTGGCCTGAGCGGCCTCAGCGCGGATAGCCTCAATGTTGAGGTTTTGATCCACGGTTTCTACTCCGTTGGGTTGACTTTGCACGGCTGAGGCCGTAGCAGTGCTTTCATTATGGTCGAAAGCACGTCCCAAACCAACTGAATTGTCGGCTGGGATAGTTACCAGACTTATTTCGAAGGGCTGGTATTTGGTGGCACGATAAGTCACTGGTGTAGTGGACTCATCGGCCTCCATTGCGTCAATCTTGTAGCCAAAACTGACGTTGCGAATAATCCCATCCCGGATGAGATCTTGCATTTCGCGACCAAGCTCGTTATTTGCAAGCTTGACCCGTGCATACGCACGCTTGTCTTTGATGTATGCCTTTTGAACAACACCAACAATGCGGTCAGCATCATGTTGGTAAAGAAGAGGCGCACCATCATTTAGGCGTCCAAGGTCCATGGATTTAGCATCCATGTTCAGGACTTCCATCCCGTAATAACGCTCTACAGGTGCTTCGCTTGCAAACGGAAATTCAAGGATGCGATCTTCTTCCTGACCGCGAAACTCGACGCTGATTGCTCGCTTAAAAGTTTTTTCTTCTAAATCGCGAGTATCAAAAACTGTTTCGGTGCGTTCCTCAGAATCGTCTTGATTGTCAAGGTCCACGTTTTCCTGTTGATCGAGCACTTCTTGTGTCTCAGCAGGTGCTTCGAGCACTTCCATCGAACGCTTTTGATCGCCAGTCGGCGCAAAGCCACGTGCCTCGCGTTTCATTAGATCTAAAAATGGTCTTGACATTAGTTTAATGCGTCTTGCTCGTCCTCATGTTGAGTCGGATGCTCTGTTGGGGCAACTGGACTGAATTGTGTTGCGCCGTTGCCAGAGGTCTGTGACGGGTCAGTGTCAAGAGTGATATTCAGCTCATCAGCCACTGCCAATTCATGCTGACGTTGACGCATCTGCTCTTCAAAATCACCACCGTGAAGGGCAATGACCTGTGACAACGTCATGATGCCGCTGCGAATCAACTCCTTGTAAGCAGCCGCTTCCTTTTGTGGATCGACAAATTGAGCCGCAGGCGCCATCCATTTGGCAGCCATGTAGCGCCCAGGATTGGTGTCGTAATTGGGCAGCTCAAGCACACCAGCCAAGACAGCCATATCAAGCCAGCGCTCATAAACCTCTTCGCAGAGCGATTCAATCACGTACTGCTGCAAGACCTTGTAATGCGTCCGAGTCTCAAGCAGCTCTAACCGCGAAGAGCTGTAGTTGCTTTGTGAAAAATCGCTACTGACCTGCGTGTAACTACAACCAATCCCAGCAGCCACAGCTCGCAACATTTGCTGGACAAATGGACTAAACGCATCGTCAGGGCGATTGGGAGTAAAGAATTGCATTTCTTCTCCCGGTGCCAAACGGCGGATGCTTCCGGGCGAGAAGTCAAGGACAGACTCTTGATCAAACGTGCCATCCTCAAATAACTCCTGGTCTGGAGTCTTCACGAATGCCATCATGCTGCTGCTGGCACGTGCAGCGACAATCTCAGCTTCTTCGTATCCAGACAAATTACGAAGGCGCATGATCGCCGTAGCAAACGCGCTAACACCACGCGTCTGACCTGGACGCTCAATCAAATACAGATGGATGATGTCGTCAGCGGGAATGCGGATGCGCCTTTTGACTGCTTTTTGGGCGTAGCTGAATTGATAATCACCAGGGTGGTAATCAAAAAAGTGGTACGCAACAGGGCGTCCCCACTTGTCAATCTCCACACCCATACGGATTTCATTTCCGTCTTTGGTA